CGATCGTGGACACGCTCAAGCAGGAATTCGGTGCGGAGGTCGTTGGTTAGTGTGGATAGTGCCGAAAACCCTGCAAGCGTCATTGCCTTTTGCGCTGGATACGGTGGCATCGAGCGAGGACTTGAACTCGCTGGCGTCAACCATCGAGTCGTCGCTTATGTGGAGATCGAAGCCTTCGCCATTGCAAACCTGGTTGCGAAGATGGAAGCGGGAGTCTTGGATCCGGCACCTATTTGGTCGGATCTTAAAACCTTCCCAGCACACTTGTTTCGAGATCGAGTGGATCTCATTACTGGCGGATACCCATGCCAGCCCTTTTCGGCTGCGGGAAAGCGAAAAGGCGCAGACGATCCAAGGCACCTTTGGCCGCACATTAGAAGACACGTTCAAACAATCAGACCTTTTCGATGCTTCTTCGAGAACGTCGAGGGACACATCAGCCTCGGCCTGCAAGAAGTCATCGCAGACTTGGAAGCAGATAGTTATGAAGCGACGTGGGGAATATTCAGCGCGGCTGAAGTCGGCGCACCCCACCGAAGGAAACGAGTCTTCATTATGGCCGACGCCTGTGGCGCAAGACGACAACAAGTCGCCAGAAGCCCACATGCAAATGAAGCAGAGAATGAAGGGCGGACCTCGATTCAAGCCGACATCGTTGCAAGTGATGGTGAAAGGCGTCGAGCGGGGATTGTGGCCAACACCAACAACGCAGGACAACCCCCAAATGAGCGGCAAGGACAAGCGCGGGACAACGCTAGGTGGAGCGGTGCGGCAATGGCCGACGCCGACAGCGAGCGACAGACAGGGTGGCCCGAGGGAGATGGATGGCAAGCGAGGTCGCGCATTGAAAGATCTAGCTCAATCAAGTTGGCCCACGCCAGCGGCAAGGGACTGGAAGGACACGCCAGGAATGGCGACTCAGGCGGGGAACCGAAGCAGGCTGGATCAGTTGCCCAGAGCGGTGTATGCAAAAAATTCGGATCAGAAATCTGGGACGTTGAACCCGACGTGGGTCGAGTGGCTGATGGGATTGCCGACAGGGTGGACCGACTTAGGCTCTTGGGCAACGGAGTAGTTCTACAACAGGCGGCGAAAGCCTGGATAGTTTTGAGTGAGCAGGTAAATGAGAAAGATGGTGATTGAGTTAGAAGAGCAGGACGTCGAAGAGATCATCGAGCTGATGCGCGAGATTAGTGAGCGACTAAAACTCAACCAAGACATGCTGGGGGTGCTACTTGCAAAAGCGTACCAAGAAGAAGGAAGGCACACGCAACGAGATCCGCATTAAGCGCATGCACGATTACCCGTCTTGCTACTACTGCGACGAGATGATCATCGACTGGTGCGCCGTTTATCAGAGCGTGCCGCCGGTCGAGTTTACGGTGAAGAAAACTGAGTGTGAGCATTTTAAGGACAGCCTCGGTGAGTACTGAGGAATTTAACAAGCTGTATTACCAACGCTGTTTGTGCGGGCAGATCGTTCGCCGCACAACCGGCGTGTGCCGGTCTTGTCGCGTGAAGCACAAGATCACCGATGTAGAAATGTTCCAGGCGCGTGGCGCGCAAGCGTGGTTGAGCAAAGCCTGGCGAACCGATTACACCATAGAGGAGCAAGCAGATGAGTGCGTTAGACAGACAAATTGGGGGATCGCATTACAAATCTCTAAAGCTGCAACCGATAGTTTTCTGTGAGATCAATGGGCTTTCGCCGATCGCGAGCAATATCATCAAGTACGCCTGCCGATACAAGACGATTAGGCGACATGGCGTTGCTCAACCGAATGTCGAAGACTTGCGCAAGATCATTCACTACGCCGAGATCGCGATTCAGATGGAGCTCGAAGCTGAGCCTGCGTGCGAGGAAGAGCAGTTCCGCACAGAGCATCAGTTCAAACCATTTAGCGATGAACGCGACGTTGTACTCAGTGAAGAGGTCGAAGACCCAAAGCTAAGCGCGCATCTCGCCAAAGCAACCTGCGAGGACGGCACATGCGATTTATGAGACGCCGCCGCTGGGGCGATAACCCGGAGCCATTCCCTCTGCATTTGCTGTTCTTGGCGTTCTGCCTGGTCGCTACGGGAGTGATTCTGTGGAGCTAAAGATCGATTACGACCTGCTCGCAGAAAAGATTGCGCACGTGATCGCGAAGGCGCCGCGAGAGGACGAGGTGTTATGGGACACTGACGAGTGTGCTGCCTACTTACATTTCAATCGTCGTTACTTCCGAGATACTGTCAGCAAACTAGATAGCTTTCCCAAGCCGCGTGGCACCGGGTTCGTTTGGCTCAAATCGGAGGTGGTGCGCTGGGCCAAAGGCTAAAGCAAGTCTGCGAGCTCGCGCGCATCTTTGTTGTAGTACGTCATGAGCTGCTTGATGTCTCGATGCCCGGTTACGCGAGCAAGATCGAGCACTGGCAGTTTCTGAGCAAGCCGAGTCGTTGCTTCATGCCGGCTATCATGAAACGTCAAGTTATCGATCGCTGAGTCAGCGACCGCCCTCCTAAACATTGTACTGACCACGCCGGCTGACACGCCGAGCATCTCTTCTTTCTCTTTCGGTAATGTGCCGATCAAACGCACTGCCTCTTTCGATAAAGGCACATTACGCTGTACGCCAGTCTTCGTAATGGTATGCGGCAGAAACACGTATCGCTCATCAAGATGCACGTCATCCCACGTCACCTTGCAAATCTCGCCCTGGCGCATCGCCGTCTCAAGCGCAATCAAAAATGCTGTCGCGACTTTCTGCCTTTGTGTTCTGGGCTGCGCGCCGTCAACGTGATCGAGCGCAACAAGCAGTCGATCGATCTCTTCCTGCGAGATGCGTCTGTCGCGCGGCGGCGGATCTTTCGGTCGCTTGATGTCTGCCATTGGGTTGTGCGTCATCATGCGCCAGCGGCGTGCCTGCGTGAATAAGTTAGCGATAAGGTTAAGGTCACGATTCACTGTGCTCGGTTTCACCTGCTTTAGCCGGTCATCGATTAGTTGCTCAATGTCCTCACGCTGAATGCTGGAAAGTTTGCGAGCGAATAGCTTTGGATATTCACGCTCGTACATCTCTAAGCGAATCATCTCCCACCTAGCGCCCTTCTTTGCTTCGCTCACCTCCCGCTCATAGCGTGCACTAAGATCGGCAAGCGTACTGTTCAAAAGCGCGACGCCAGTGTCCTTTGTCACCATCTCCGCGACCCAAGCTTGTGCCAGTCGCTTCGTGTCGAATGTTTTTGATTTTCTTTGGCCGCCGACCATAACGCCGGCCTCCCAGCGATCCCCTCGCTTTCTAAATGTTCCCTTCACGCTCGCTCCTGCCGTAATTTCTGCCGTAATTTGCCGTAATTGGCGCCGTAAAAATATGGGGAAATGTGGTTATAAGCGAAAACGGCGGAGAATAGAAGCCCCGTAAACCCTTGTTTTATGGGCTTTTATGGAGTTTAGGGGAAATATGCGGGGAGGGTCGTGGTGCCCAGGGCCGGAATCGAAAGAGCCCATTTTTGCTGGGCTCATCGATTGTTTGCCGTAATTTTGCTGTAGTTAATCTACGTTTAATCCAACCATCGCGGCGCCCTGACCATAGAAAAATGCGGGCATCCTCCTGCGCAAAGCGTTAACGAAGTTGTTAGCGTTTTCTTCTGTAGCTCTGCTCAACAATCTTGCTGACAGTTCTGGATCAAGCATAGCCTGCACCAGTAGTTCTGTCATTTTCTCATCAGAGTTGGTAATTCCGTAAAGCGTCCTGAATGGCGACATCAAACCAGACGGTATTGCCGAGCCTGATGCGTTGTCACCGAAGATCCGCCCTATCGCCGCAGCCATCGATAAGTTTTTAAACGTGTCGCTGCCTGGTACTTTCACGCCGGGTGCTGTTGCGGCCGTTGATCGATTCAGGTCACGCATGATTGCGTTAACACGCTTCTTATTTGACTGCGGTAATCGATCGAACTCTCGCTTTCTTGCGTTGATCGCGTTGCGCATTTTGAACGGGCTTAGTACAGGTTCCAAGGTCTGCAGATCAGTACCGACCTGCGCGCGACGCTGTAGGTCTTGCACTGTCTCCATTCGATCTATTGGCCTGCTTTTTGCCGAATAGGTCTGCAAGTAATCTTGGAAGCCCGGCGCAACAAGCTCGATCTCATCGTCTATAAGTCGCTTTAACTCGGTAAGCTCCGCCTTTGACAGCTTTGCAACGGGAGCCTCTTCTGTTTGCAAACGACCAGACATCAAGTCGCCGATTTCTTGCCTCACGGCGTAAAGATCGCGTGGATCAATCGGTAGTAAGTTGTCAGGATTATCTGGGTCTTTTGCGAGCATTTTTACATCGTCTCGGAACCGCTCAATAATCTTTCTTACCGACCTCCTGCCTTTAATTCCAGGGCGATTAGCGAGCGCAGTAAAAGATTCAATAATGTCAGCGGGGTTGTCGATGATGCCGCCTTGACTAAACGCCTGCTCACGCATCGGCGCCGTTTGCATATCTCTATAATCTCGCAATCGATCTAGGTCATCCTCCGTACCTGCAAGCCTCTGCATCTCTGCTGCGCGTGCGGTCTGCTGCTCGCCAATTCTTTGCCCGATACGATTGCTTTGATCTAAACCGCGCACGCCTGTTTCCAAACCAGCAAGCCCAGGATCACGCGCTACTTGCGCGGTCGTAGGCACGCTGCCTGGCACTAACACCTCAGCGTTTTCTGCGAGGTTACGAGCGGCAGCTTGTGGATTCGTTGCAGCGTTCTGCAGTACTTCGCCCACAATGCGTTCTTGCGCGCTGTTCAAGAATGCAGGTGATATTGCATCCTTTCCTGCTCCGATTGCACTACCTGCCGCTGGAAACAAGCCGCTCACACCTGCGCCGATAGTAGCGTCTCCTAGCGCCTCAACGCTGAGCGGGTCAGCGTCTCCGCCAAAGTAACCTGCTACCGCGCCCTCGCCCATTGCTACAGGCGCTGCGCGCATAAAGTTAGCTAAGCGGCTCGTCTGTACCGCAGCGCCAGATCCTGGCACCGCCATTGATGCAGCAATACTTGTTGGTATTGCACCGGCGAACTCCTGGGCAAACTTTCTGCCGGGATAGTCCTCAGCATACTCTTCTTCACCGAGTCTTATTGCAGCCCTTTCTTGTGCGTAGGTTTCTGGTCCTACAAGCGATCGAGCGCCCGCTTCGATTGCGTCAGACGCGCCCAGCGTAAAACCGCGCAAGGTGTTCGATAACGCATTAGAGGGCGTTACCTTTCCACCACTTTCAATCAGCCGTTTCGTAGCGTTTTCAAAGCGAGACTTCGTATATCCAAAATCGGAGACCATCCCCTCGATGTCTCTCTGGCTTGCACCGTTCGCTTCGAGGATAGCGATGTTTTCTAAAAGTATCTCTAATTGCGTTGCCATTACTTCATACCTTTTGGTGGCGTAAGGCCTCTATCGATGTACCACTGCCTATCTCTTTCCACAGCGCTGAACCCGCTGAATGGATCATTAAAAACGACATCACTAGGAGCGACGCCTTCTTTTTCTGCTAACGCCGAATACCGCAATTTGGTTGCCTCGAACTGATCGCGATAGGGCACGAGCACCCTGCCGGCCGAAGCCAAGAAGTCTGCGCGCTGGCCTTCTGTTAAGCGTTCTCCTCGCAACAAATTGTTGTAAGTCGCTCGCACTCTTGCCTCTACGCCGCCAGCGTTTTGTGCTGTCGCGAACTCTCCTTCTCTTACGACCGAGCCGGGATCGAGCATCTTCATGTAATTAATTAGGAGCGCGATGTCGCCTGCCGCGCTCGGCTCAGTCGAAGACGCCAGGATTTTCCCGTAAGCCAAACCAACGTCACGGCTCTCTTTAGTTAAATTGTTAAATTCGCCGCGAAGGTTTTTTGCGCGAGTGCGTACCCTTTCCTCGTCTTCTTTAGTTTTCCTATCTTTCTCAATCACCAAACGCGCTGCCTGATCAGGCGTTGCTTCTTTTGGTATTGTGTCAATGACTGTGTTATTCAGCCTGCTAAGGATCTGGATATTTGCGCCAGTATCGACTGTGTAAGTGTCTGGTGGAGGCGTAACATCGATGACGTTCATGCCACCTCGATCACCAAGCTGATAAGCGACGCGAACCCCATCTTTAGTAAATCCGTACTGCGGAGTTGTGCTGTAAGTTTCGCGAGAAAACGCCCTGTTGACGATATCATCGTAAGCCTCTATCGGATTTGCTTGAGCAAGCGCGAGTTGCGCTGGATTCAAACCGAGCGCTTTAGCGCTTTCTTCATCGAGCCCTGCAATATAATCGGCTGCTTGGTTTCGGCGTGTTTGGTCAGCAATAAGGTCTTGCATTTGAAACTGATTCAATACCGATTGCTGTTTTCTAAGCACATCTTGAGGCGAGTCACGCATCCCCAGCCTTACTTGTAATGGCTGCAGAATTCTCCTCTGAAAAAGGTTAGTCGCAAAGTTGCCCTGCTGTTGCTGCGGCTGACCGCCGGCTTGCATGAGTTGCTCCATGACGATTGCTTTTTGCTCTGGCGTCAGCGAGTTAATATCGAAAGGCAGTTGGTTTTCCATCAGTACGGCCCTCCCAAACTTTGCTGCGCGAAGTTGAGGTAGTTAGGCGTCTGGCCAACAAAGCCCCCGGTCGGCGCTAAGCCAACGGGCGGCATGTCCAGCGCAGGCATCGGCGCCATGTAGGGATTGCCACCCGCCATGCCACCACGCTGCATCATCTGTTGACGCAGATACTCTTCGTACTCTTCATCGCTCATAGTGGCTGCAGCGATGGTCGGTCGATTCATGATGCTGTCTTTGATCATGCCGCCGATTTGCGATGGATCATCAAGCAAGTTTTTGCCGGCAGTGATGTCTTCCATCTTGTCGCCGATCTTCGTTGCCAGTCGGCGCTTGATTATGTTCGCTAAACTAAACATTACTTAGATTCCGAGATTTGTTGATCTTCCTGACGAGCTCGTCATGGTCGGGTTGGGCAGCATGCCTGCGCCGCTTCGCAAGACATCGAACATCCTGAATGGGTAGTTCTGAGCCTCTTGGAATCGACGGTATTGATCGTCAAGCAGTTGCTGCGCGAACTGCCGTTGAGTATCGCCCACCCCTTGCAGAGCTGCCGTGTCTGCAAACCGCAAGCCGCGCATGTCTTGGCCAAGCCCAGCAAGCTGCTGAGCACCAGCGAGCCGCTGCGCGGCTCCTTGAAGCCCTAGATTTTGCTGGGCGAGCTGTCGCTGGAAGCTGGCGTCTTGGTTCTGGATGCGTCGCGCTTGATCGAGTCTGGCTTGGTCGAGCGCCGTGCGCTGGTTCGCAAGCTGCGCTTGAAGCGCCGCGTCTTGATTCTGAAAACCGTACAGACGCCGGTTCTGCTGGTTAGCGAGCGACGCTTGCAAGAACGCCTGCTGATTCGCGCGAGCTTGTTGAGCGCCGAGTTGTTGTGCCTGTAAGCCGGCATCTTGGTTCGCTCGGCTTGCCTGCGCGCCAAGCGCCTGCGTTTGTAGCCTGCCCTGGTTCGCGGCCTGTCCCTCTGCTAGCGCGGTTTGCTGATTGGCAAGCTGTGCCTGCAATCCTGCATCCTGGTTAGCCGTCAAGGCTCGCTGCCGCAGTTGCTGTTCCTGCATGCGGGCGTTGAGGTTAGCGCGGTTCATTTCGTTAGCCTGCGCAGCATTGGTAGTCCTGCGCTGCAGTTCTTGCTGTCGATCCTGCAAGCCAAGCTGCGCTCTACTGGTTTGAGCCTGCAGACCGAGCGCTCCGCCAGTCTTGCTGGCGTCGAGCCCCGTTGCTTGGTTGGCGAGGTCAGCCTGTAACGCTGCTTGCTGGTTAGCGCGCGCGGCGTCTGTTTGCCTTGCGAGATCTGCCTCGGCAAGACGTGCGGCCGACTCGAAGCCTGATTGCCTCAGTTGTGCTGCCGTGCGCGCTGATTGCTCAAGCGCAGCGCGATTGGTTTCGGCTTCGAGGATAGCCTGTCGGTCGCCGCCAAAGGCGCCGCCGTCCACTGCCGCTGCTTTGTTCTGGTTCTGCTGAATCTTGCGCTGGCGCTCGATGTCGCCCAGCGCTGCATCAATCACCCCAGTTTGAAAACGGGACATATATGGATCGATATCTGTTTCAGCAAAAGAACCGGCAGTCACTGTATCTTCTGTGACGCCTTGCCCCGCGCTTATCGTTGGCTGTGTGATGCCGGTTTTGAATTGATCGAGCGCTTGCGCTTGATTAATGCGAGCAGGGTCAACGCTGTAGGCAGTACTAATCGGAGACGCCGAAACGTCGCTCGCATTGATCGATGTATTAACGGTACCGACCGATGCAGTGCCTGGGGTGAAATTGGTGCCTAACCGGCTTGCTGATGCTCGTTGCATTCCGGCGGCATTGCCTGCATCGACAGCATCAATTGGACCCTGTTGTCTTACGTCCATGCCGCGCAGTTGACCAGGTTGATACTGCGCTACGCCGCGTGCTGCGTTAATCGCATCTTGCATCTCTCCTCGGCCCAAGCCTGCGTTGGCAGCATCGACCGTGGCCTGGATGCCCTGTTGCTGAAACGGCGACATAGGCGCCACGGTTGCAAACTGGTACGGGTTGTAAGGCGTGTAAGAGAGTTGTCTGCCTCTATTAAAAACGTCGAGCAGCGCGCCCCTGATTTGGGGGTCCATCTCCTGCGACGATGATTGATTGCTTTTTCCGAAGCTCATTAGAAAAGCCCTCCGAAGTTAAAACCGCCCATAAAGGGAGAGATGCGCACGTTATTGACGTAGCCGCCGAAACCAGGGTTAGGCGCTGGCAGAACTTCTGGAGGCGGCGCAACGGGTGTCGGCGCTACTGCTGGTGCAGGGTCTTTCCTACCGACCGTTAATGCATCAAGAATCGGCATGCGCAGCTCGTTCCTCGTTTGCGGTAATCCAGACGTGCCCCTGCCAGGTTGCGAAAGGTTAAGCGTTGACTGTGGTCTGCCAGGATTTACGAAGTCGCTTGCGGGGACGCCAGTCTCTTCTGCTGTAATCGATAGCCTAATGTTTCCGAACAAACTATTAATTTCCTGCCCAGGTGCAGGCGCAGCCTCCATCGCCTCTGCAAAATCAAATCGGCCGTCCGTGTACATACCGCCAGGGTTAATGCCGCCATAAAAGTTAGATGGCGGCGGCGCTAGGTCGATCTGGAAATTGTTAGACGGCTGCTGCGGAGGCGGCTCTGAGTTGTACGTCTCGTCCGTGATCGGCATGCCGTTGTAGTAACCGAAATCTAAATTAAGCGGAAATGGGTTGAACGGCGCCGGGATGTACGGGTTTGGCTGCGGCGTAGGTATCGGCGGCAATGGCGCAGGGGGTGGCGCTGGCGCTGGCGCTTGGCTCTGGTAGCCACCGGGCACCGAGAACTGCGAAAAGTAGTTCGGCATCGGCTGCATGACGCGCGTCGTTGAGCCGTACATATCCATCATCGGATTGTAGCTCCCGAAGCTCTGCTGCCGGGGCGGCTCAAATGGCTGAAACGGCATCGTCGGGCTGTATGGCGTTTGCGGCGTGAAGGTCGGAATACTAAAGCCGCCCCCGCCTGGTCCTTTACCCATCGACATTGGAAACCTCCTTGTACATGGTGACGTGGCTCGTTTGGTAGCCGATGTCTTTTAGTGTTCGCTGCCAGCCCTTTCGGCCGCTAAGCGTGATGAATTCGGCGTCGAGCTGCCTGGCAAAGTCATCGAGTGACTCATCGAAATCTTTGATCTGTTCTAGGTTGCCCGCCGCTAGGAATATGTGAATGGCTCGCACCTGCGGATAGACGATGAGCTGCGTGACGAGGCAGCTTTCGCTCGCCGGCCAGAACTGCATCAGCCCCTCATCGACTGCTTCGACCACGTCCTCGAACGTGTGCGTGCCGCCGCTAAGGTCTAGCGCTGACTGCAGCAAAATCCGGTAAGGCATCATTGCCTCTAGGCTGGTCTTTGCGCTCATCGCGTCATCTACATTCATAATGCCGTCGCTCTTAAGTTGCCGCTGTTATCGACCGTGATCGAGTAGCGCGTGCCGTTGGGCGATTTCAGAATCAAGCGCGCGTCGCCCACTTCCACGTCTTGATTGCGCTTGTGGTTGAGTTGGTCGGCCTGCTCGATCAAGAGATTCATCTGATTGATCTGCTTGGCGTCGTACTTTTCTGTTGCGTTAGGCAAGATCATCGTGCGCTCCCTGGCACAACATCGAGTTTCATCGTACCGACCCGCCAATCCGTTGCGACGTTACCGACGATCCGCATCGCTACTTCCCTACCCTGGAACCGCACGCTCGTTGGGTTCGCCATCGTGTATGGGCCGTGACTCGACTCGCTGGCGTTCGGGTAGTTGCGCGTCTTAAACGTCGCCTTAACGTCGCCCTGCGTTTTTTCATCGGGGATCAACGTGCGGGCAACCATCAATCGATCGCCCTGTCCGAGCAGCACAGGTCCACTCTCAACGAATACGGTCGCATCGTCGTAAGAGAAACCGACTTCATGCTCGTAAAGGTAGCCATCCGCGCTTACGTAGTTGGGGTAGATAAACTCGCCAACGTCGGCGGCGGCTGTGCGCGCGAGCTCACCGATGGTCCAGTAGTTTTCGCGGTAGTTCCAAGCGACGTAGCGATTGCATTCGGTCGAGTCGCTTGATGGGTAGAACCACCAGCACTCGCTAAATTTGCTGTTTAACACGCCGTACACTTTCGATCGCTGCGCGTCGTTGATGTCGTTAAAGACAAAGTCGCCCACAGCGCTTGGCAGAGCTCTCACGCCGCCGTCGTAAATGTGGAATGAGTTAGTACCCATCCAGGCTGCAAACGTGTCAGCGCGCACTACAGCGTTCGCTGAGGCTACGCCGCAGCCAGTGCCCACGCGCTGAAAAGAAAAGACAAAGGGCGGGCCGGTGTAACGCGCGACGTGCGCGTCCACGTTAGTCAAGATGAGCGTTTCTCCGCGCATCGATTCGGCGGTGATGATGTTGCCGCCCGTTGCGAGCGTGAATCCGCCCGCCTGGTTAGTCGCTGCGGCCGTCCAAGTTGTATTGTCTTCCTGATCGCACCACTCAACCCGGTTGCCTTCTCCGCCAGCTCCCAGCGCGAATATGAATCGCTCGTCAGTGCTGATGATCGCCGTGTTGCTTGTTGGCGCGTTTGTAATCACCGCGGCTGCGGTCGATGTGTTGTTCTGCCATTCGTAAATCTTGCCGTCCGACGTTGAGCAGCCGACCAAGTATTGGCCCCAGGTGTCGAGCGACCAGGTTGTGGCCGGCGTGTATGGCCCGGTGTCTGGCCTTGGCGTGCCCCACTCGTTTGCATTCCAAGTGAGCGATCCCCAGCCGAGGTTTTGCACAGCGTCAGACGCGCCGGCAGTAAAGCCAACGGGCGTGATGTCATGCACAGTGTTCGACTCATCAATGACGTACAGCTTGCTATGCGTTCCTGCGGCCGTGCGGCGGTTACCAGCATTGTCGCGATACGTTATCAACGCACGGCATACCCCTGTCATCGCGCTGCTTGTGCGCGTTCTCCAGCCGCCTACTGGCTGCATGCTGCCCTCGTACCAGCGAACGAGGTTCGCGTCGTTCCACGAGTTTGCTTGCTGCAAGTTGGTGCCGTTCTTCACGACGCCTGGCGGGATGTCGAGTGCAATCAAAGCCATAAGCTAGTAGCTCCAAATCGCGGGAGACGGCCGATCGGGGTCCGTATCCAAATGAATGAATCGACCACCCCCTTTTTGGTTAACGCCGATTCGTTTTATTCCATGACGTAGCGCGACCTCGATCACGCGTAGCGCTTGCTCGCCGGTCACCGCAATGTCCGCTGCGTAGCCGGCAGCGTGCGAGCCAGGCTTCTCTTTGCGCGCCTCGATGGGGTGTTCCGGGCATCGATAACCGCTGCTAATCAAAAACGGGAAGCCGCACTCGTCGCGGATGTCATCGAGTTTTTCGGTGAACGAAGACTTGATGCCCTGGTTGCCACAGTGCTGGCATCGAAACTCGTCAGAATGGAAGTACTTCACTTCGCCACTCCCTTAATTTTTTCGACTCCGCGAATCCCAGACATACCGAGCATGCCGAGCATCACCGGGTAAAGCAGGTCACTGTTCACTGGCGGCATCTTGAACCACACACTGAGCAGCGGCTGCGCAATCACGTTGTAAGCAAGCCCGATCCAACAAAGATGGCCGATGGCCGGGCGCCAAGATGACTGAAACCAGTTGCCTTGTGCCTCTTGCTTGTTGAGCTCTATCTGCGCGAGGGCTTGCTCTTGCGCGTGGCGCTCGGCGAGCGTCGATAGTTCAAACGCGATGCGCTGCTTCTCGCTTGCATCGGGGATGAACTTATCGAGCAGCGACGTTGCTGCTGGTATCAGCTCGCCGAGTATTGCCATTAATTCACCAGTTCGATCTGCGGCTCTTCTTCCTGCTCCGCGACCGATTGTTTAATACTGTTCGCATAGGCGTTGATCAGCACATGCAGTTCTTGTTTCTGCATGTCTAATCTGCCTAGCTCGTTCTGCAGCTCCATAATCCTGCCGACCTGCGCTTTCGCTTCATCGTTTAGGTCTTCAATCCGAATGTCGCTGCCATCAATCACTATGTTTTCCACCGCTCGCTCCTAATCCTTCTCTGCCAATTTGGCATTCCACAAGTTGAATAACTCTTGCACCTTGGCCTCGGTCACAGACGATCTGTTCTCGATAATGCCAAGCGTTATCTTTATTTCGTTTAGTTCGTTTCGTATCAGCCGGATCTCTTCGAGATCGGTTTCGATCGTGTCGATGCGGGCAAACTGTTCAACGTCTGCCTGGAGTAGACCCTCTTTGGGCCAGGTGACTGTGAAGTCAGTGTTGCGGGCCACCTCGACAGCTTGCATCTGCTGCGCATGCTCTAGCTGAGTTAGCCTGGTCGTGATCGTTACGTATGCGGTCGTTGCCATGACGAGCCCAGCTCCCATAGCAATTAGATTTCTTAACGGGATCGAGATGACGCTCTCGCTGCTGATTTCGGTCATTGTCCATACTTCACCAACAATGCCACTGCCGCGCTAAAGACTATCCACGCAGCTCGCTCCCAAATTATATTTTTACGGCCCAGCTTGCTGAGCGAGTTTTCTATGTTGTTAACTCGACCCTCGATGTGATCGAGTCTGAATTCGTGTCTCTCGAACTTGCTATTGCCGGCGGAGAGACGCTCGTCGTAGCGCGCCATCGTTGCTACCAGTACATCGAGTTTCTCGTCTAGCTTATCTAAGCGGTTGACGAGTTGTTGGAGCAGCGCGTTTTCCATTTACTTCTTCGCGTGCCCGACATTTAACGCAAGCGCATCAATGACCGGCTTGAGGTACTTAGCGATGAACTCGTCATCCTTAGTCGTTGGCGTGACTGCTGCAACCGCAGAGGCCAGCGTAACGACAGCGGTGAAGATGTTTATGACAGTCCAGAGGTCGATCATTACCAAGGCACTCCGTTAGCTTGAGTTGGGTTCTTGTCGCTTTCAATCTTGGCTGCAAGCGATGCCTCGATAGCGTCTTGGTCAACACCATTAGCCCAGCACCATCCTAGTACCTGAGACTCCGTGAGATCGTCATAAGGCGTGAAGTCGGAAGCAGATGCGTCATAGGTAAAGCCGCAAGTGCCGTAGCTAGACGCAGAGTAGTCTCCGTCTACATC